GCCTCAGAAGTATGATGAAGAATAATAACTGCAGCATTGGTGGCACGAGCAAGATATTTCAACTCCTTCATAATGGCTCGCATAGATGCGAACTCTTCGCCACCATCAGTGGCTATGTCCATTAGGTTATCTACAAAGATTGCAACAGGAGGACAGCCCCATTGTTCTTCAAAGGCTAAGACTTCTTCATCTATATCTTGCAGACTAGGACTAGATTCAAATGACCACACAATGTGTGAACCTTTAGCAAGTGTTGCTCTGGTCCAGCCTTGGTCTATGTTCATCAGTTGTTCTACATCAGTTTGATTCTTACCTGAAATCATAGAGGCTAAACGCATAGCCATTGTATGTGCATTAGTATCTGCTGAAATGTATAAAGTTGGAACTTTCATCTTGAGGGCTAAAGCCAAAGCCAAGGTGGACTTGCCGACACCTGGTGTTCCAGCGAACATAGATACTTCTGCTCTGCGTAATATTATTTTATTAGAATCAAATGCGTTGAAGACAGAGGGCAACGGTTCCCCACCTATATCAAGTCTTCCTATGCTACGAACTAATGTTCTCACTAAACTCCCGTCTTAAGTTGGAAGAGAGGCAACCACCTTCCCCGATTAATTACCCCTCTGCCAATTCTATTCTAGTTCAAATTGAACTAAGCGTTTGCTGGCTTGCACTGTTCTGGACCCATCGGTAGTGGGCAACTCCAGAACGCGTAAGGTTTCCCCGTTGTCTTGCTCACTCCACTTCGGAATATTCTCGTGCCGTGAACGCAAGTAGGGGACACTGCCCCTGCCTGGGTTGTTGGTGAGAATGCCGCTGGCGCGATGGTTGGCGTTGTATCTGCTGTCCCCAAAGGGGCTGCAGTATAAGACGCTCCAAGGAATCGATTTGTTGCTGCAATCTGAACTGCGTAATCACCAACACCTTCTAACAAAACAGATAGTTCATCTGCTGTATTAGCACGAACGTGAAGCATATCTCCGCTGCCAGTTTTGTATGATACTTGTAACTTCCAGTTTTCTACTGTCATTTTTTATCCTTAGTAAATTGGCAATGTTCTGTGAGTCCACAGAAATTGCACGATTGTAGGTTCGGTAGAAATATACCAGCCTTGCGAGCCTTATCAAAGCCATCCACGAAATACTCAAGCGTGTCGATGGTATATCTACTTAAGTCAATCATCTCCCCTGTCCCTGATTCTCTGGACATCCAGTAGTTACCAAGGTTAACCTCAACCCCCAACATTAGTTCAACTCCTATTTTGTAGAAGCCAAGTTGTAAATCGGATTGAGGTCTGGTTCGTGATGTCTTGAGGTCGACAATCACAAGTTGTCCGTTAACCTCAAATATCCTGTCAATAAACATCTTCACTGGCACGTCAGCGATGACAGGATTCAACTCTAATTCGATAGCCTTTACACCTTGAGGGGTGGTCCAGATTTTCCAACTAGGATTGTTCTTTCTCCAAGAGATGTAGTTGTCTACCCACCTGGAACCATTTGTATTCCACCAAACAGCATCCTCTTTATTTGGATTCTCTTTAGTGGATTTCCCTGCCACGCGAGCAGTAGAGAAATCTAGGTCCTTAGTTTCTTTAGCCCAGGCTGTAGCCCAGAGTTCATTAGTCGTTGTCATAGTCATACAATTCTGCTGCATAGTGAAATGCTCTGCCACCAGCAGACCAAATGCTTGGCTCTTCAGGAACTTGAAGTAATCTACCTAGGTAATACTGATAACCACAGGTTAAGTAAGTTGTGAATGCTGAGTAAGATATATGTGCGGGTAGTTCGTATGAATCAAGTTTAATCATCAAGTCCCACAACATCAGCAAGATATTCTACTTCTTCACGTAGTTCTTTGATGTTGTTTGAAAGTTCTGCAATTTCTAGTGATAGTAAATCAACTAGGAATTCTAAATCTTGGAACCTATCATTAGTTTTATTTAGCATTTTTTCTCCTATCGAATTGTTATTACATAGTCCTCCTGCGGAGGACAGGAGAGAACTCTAACACAAGAGAACTATGTAAATCTATTTAGTTTTCATATATATATTCCCCTGCGGGAAACTTGATTTAGGAAATGCCCCCCTACCCCCCATAAAAAACTTATGGTTGGTAAGGTTGCTTATCCTCTGCGGTTAAACCATCATTGAGGTTTCGCCCCCACTCTTGCGAGTAACGGGAGAGTAGCAGAACCTTTTGGATACTGTCAAATTATGAAGGCATAAAAAAAGAACCCCATCTCCTGGTATTTCTACCAATTGATGGGGTCTTAGGGCTTCTAATGGGGCTTTTAGCCCGTTTTAGGGGGTATTAAGGGCTACTTGCTACCCTTGCCAAACTCTGGTGCTGACTTGTCTAGTGCCTTGAGGATTGGTCCAACTAGACCAGCAAGGAATGCGTTGACTAGAACCTTTGGGTCGTGTTGTCCTGCTGTATAGAGAGCAATGGCGGCTGCCGCTGCTGCTCGTAGGTAAGACAATCCGATTTGCTTTAGTTTTTCCGTATTCATTCTATCTCCTTAGTCTGCTTTGAAAGCAGGTCTTCCGAAACCTACCACAAATACTGGAGCGTTGCGCTTATTCTTCGCCTTAAAAGCGCGAGTCCTAATTGCTACTTCTCCACCATTAGCCTGTGAGCCAGTTGTCTTTTTCTCAGGTGAGGTATTGCCCTCAATGGTAGTGATTGTTCCGTCAGCATTATTCTTTAGAACTATGCCAACGTGCTCAACTGCTGCTCCACCTGGGGCAAAATCAAAGAACACAATGTCGCCTGGTTTTGGTTTAGCAGTCTCTGCATTACTCCAAGTGCCTAAGCCTTGGAATCCCGACTTACCTGCAGGTGTATAGACACAGTTAGGAACTTTAAGTTTAACCTGTGCTGCTACCCACATAACGAAGGAGCCACACCAAGGTTGAAAGTCCATCTTAGTGAACTTGCCATACTTGGTTTGATTTTCTTTTGGTCCCTCAGCAGTGCCTACTTCGGCTTGTGCTACTTCTAAGAAGTCATTTACTTGGCTCATTACTATACCTTCTTTGCTCGTTTGTCCACAGAAACAAATGCTTCATTGATTTCTATTGCTGTTAATCTGCCATCATCTAGGAATGCACGGGCTAGTTTCTCAACTACTGTTGCTACACCTAGAGTTCCTGCAAGGATTACTGCTTTGACTGTGCTGATTCCAACAACTGCTCCAGCACCAATAACCGATAGACCAGATGCAGCGAAGACTGCCACTATTCTCATAAGGATGTTGTTGATGTTCTTCATTCTTTATTCCTTTGGATTACGTAACCAGTAAGTTGCTGACCACATAACCATTGTGAATGCAATGGCATAGCCAACTACAGTTTTGGCTGAACCGTCTAAGACAACCCAAGCCACGAACATTCCCAGTAAGGTCCAAGCCTGACCTAAGAAGTCTGATAACCAATGTTTCATTGTGGTTTTCTCCTATATCCTACGGTCCCCGCTGATGCTGCTACAGTTAATGCTGATTGTGTGGCTATGCCACCAACAATAATTGCAGCAACGATTGTCTTCTCTGATTCTTTTCGTTCCTCTGGTGACATATCAGCACCAATACTTCCTAATGCTAGGAGTGCTTGGGCTGGGTCAGTAAAGATTGCGGTTATTAATTTTGCTGGATTTTCTAGCACTACAAGGGCTGCTGCTACCTCTGCGGTGATAACTACTTCGTTACCATTCTCATCTTGACGAACCTCAACGGGTGTCTCTGGTGGTAGGTCAGCATAGGTAAGACCTGCTTCTGCTATTGCTTCTGCCGTTACTGCTTCACCTGCGGCTTGTTCAATCAAAGCCTCAGCAATAATTTCTTTCTCTTCTTCGGTAGAATCTTCATTTGCCACTAGAGGTGGCTCTTCTACTGGAGTAGGTGCTTCTTCTTGTACCACTTCTTGTACCACTGGTGGTTCTTCTACTACCGCTGGTGGTTCTTCAGCCTCAACTGGTGGTTCCTCAACCACTACTGGCGGTTCATCTATTACTACAGGAAGTTCTTCAACAGGTGTTGGTGGCAAAGGCTCCACTACTGGAGGCTCTGGCTCTTCAATGGGTGGTTCGGGTTCAACTACAGGGGGTTCTGGTTCTACCACAGGTGGTTCAGGAATAGGTGGAGGGTCAGGAATAACAACAGGAGGTTCTGGAGGGGGAGGTGGTGGAGTAACTGGTTCCAC